ATGAAGCGGATCTGGGGCATTCTCGCGCAGGCCGTCGCCACGGCGTTCGCCGCAAAGGAGTGGCTGAATCTCTGGCAGTGGTCCGATCGCTTTGTCTATCTGAGCTCGAAGTGGACGGCGCGGCCCGGGCCTTACGACTCGAGCTTCACCTACTATCTGCGCGGACCGATGGAGGCGCTCTCCGATCGCAAGGTGCGCTTCGTCACGATCGTGAAGGGCGCGCAGGTCGGCTTCACCACGATGCTCGCGAATTTCATCATGTGGCTCGTCGACATGGATCCGGGCCCGACGCTGCTCGCCATGCCGAGCTCGAAGATGGCGCGTCGCTTCGTGCGAAAGGAGCTGCACCCGCGGTTTCTCGAATGCAAGCGGCTCGAGCCGTATCTGCCGTCCAATCTGCGCACGCATTTCACGATCTCGGAGATGTATTTCCGCACGATGGATTTCTTCGCCGGCGGCGCGGGAAACGCGGCGAGCCTGGCGAGTCTGCCGATCAAGAACGCGCTCGCCGACGAGATCGACAAATGGGCCGGTGAGGACGACAAGGAGGCGAGTCGGAAGGATCTGCTCGAGGCGCGCACGATCACCTACATCGACACGCGCAAGGTCGTGCTCGGCAGCTCGCCGACCGTGCCGGAGAACACGATTTCGCACGAGGCGGAGAAGGGAACTTGCGAACACTACGAGGCGCCGTGTCCGCACTGTGGTCACTTCCAGGAGATTCTCTTTGAGAACTTCGATTGGACGCACATCAAGGGGGCGAAGCGGCCAGACGGCAGCTACGACGTCGACCTTGTCGAGAAGGGGACGAAGCTGCGGTGCACCAGTGCCGAGTGTGGGAAGCTGATCGATCAGACGAAAAAGCACTGGATGATTCGTCGCGGTCGTTGGCACGTGACGAACGCGAACGCTCCCGCGGATCACCGCTCGTTCTTCGTGACCGGCGAGATCGGGAATCTGCGGTGGGGCACACTCGCGAAGATCTATCTGCAGCTGAAGGACACGCCCGGAGGCCTCCACCATTTTCACAACAGTTACCTCGGGCGCGCGTGGGTCCGGACCGCCGGATCCACGACAAAGAAGATGCTGCGGCTCATCCAGGACGAGTCGCCGAAATACGACCTGCAGCATCCGGAGGATCCGGAGTCGACGCTGGTCCTGCCGATCCGTCCGGTCGTGATCACGATGCACGTCGACGTGCAGCAAACGGACTTCTGGTGGACGATGCGCGCCTGGGATGCCGACGGCTCGCGCTATCTCCTCGCGTGCGGGAATTGCGTCTCCTACCAGGAGATCATCGCGATCAGCAATCGCGTGTGGAAATGGGACGACGGCTCCGGCGCGCCTCCGGAAGAGCACACGATGTGGATGGGCGTGATGGACTCGGGCTACCGGGCGAAGCGCGGCGCCTCGGTCTACAACTTCGTCCACGAGCAGGGCGGCCGCTGGATCGCGTCGAAGGGCGGCGGCTACCGCGGCAAGGACGCGCCGATCATCGAGACGCAGATCCAGCACATCTACAAAGACCAGGGCGAGGTCACGATCGACCTGCTGCAATACAACGACGACGTGATGAAGGAGCATCTGTATCGCTTCGTCATTCGCGAGCGCCGCGCGCCGAAGTTCTACCTCCCGCAAAAGCTCGAGCCCGAATACGTGTCACAGATCACGGCGGAAAAGCTCGTGAAGAAAAAGGGCGACGACGGCCGCGCCGTTTACAAATGGGAGGCCGAGATCGACCCGCACCTGGGCGACTGCGAGAAGATCGGCGAGCTGTTCGGCTTCATTCTCACGCGCGATGTGCTGGTCGCGCTGCGCGCGAAGCAGGATGCCACGAGGGAATCAGTCGTGCTCGCGACCAAAATGAAGGCGCTCAATTGAGCTTGCTGTGCCAATCCTAATTCGTTAGGTAGCGTTCAACCCTCACGAACATGGCAGACAATCCTAAACTCCGCGGTATTCCCGATAACAAGCTTGTCAGTCTCACCCAGGCACATGAGGTGTCCTATTGGACAGACAAGTTCAACTGCACGAAGACCGAACTCGAAAACGCTGTAAAGGCGGTCGGTCACAGCGTCGGTGCTCTGAAGAAGCATTTCGGATACTCTTAGGGAGGATATGGGCTTCATGGGTGTTTCGGGCCGCGCCGACTACCAGATCGACATCGTAAAGTTCGGGGATCTGGATCTGTCCGATCCGTTCTTCGATTCTTTGAAGGAGGATTATTCAGAGTTTCCCGATTGGTTCGCACGCAAGAGCGAAAACGAAGCCAGTGTAATCTTCGACGAGAGCGGTCGACTGCAGGCATTTCTGTTCATTAAGTTCGAGACCGGGCCGCTGTCTGACGTGGAGCCGCCAATGCCTGCGGCAAACCGGATGAAGGTGGGCACCTTCAAGATCAACCCTCACGGGACCCGTCTCGGTGAGCGGTTCGTGAAGCGAATCGTGGACACGGCAATCGCGCGTGGCGTGGACGAAGCGTATGTGACGATCTTCGAGAAGCATGAGCGGTTGGTTGCTCTCCTCGGCAAGTATGGCTTTGCCAGGACCGGGACCAAGACCACACCGAATGGAACGGAGATTGTTTTGACGAAGAGCTTCCGGACGCTGTCGGGTGATATCCTTCAGGACTATCCTTTTATTCACTCACGCGGCCGCAGAAAATATTTGCTGAGCATCCACCCCGAATATCACACGCGCCTGCTGCCAGACTCGATTCTCAACACTGAATCGTATGACACTCTTGAGGACGTCTCGCATACCAACAGCATCCATAAGATCTACATCTGTAGGATGGATCTGAGTGCTCTTCGCCCCGGAGATATTCTCATCCTTTACCGCACGTCCGACGGACAAGGAGCCGCGCATTACCGGTCGGTCGCGACCTCGATCGGGGTCGTCGAGAAGGTCCGCCAACGGGCCGAATTCCGGGATGAGGATACCTATGTGAAGGAGTGTCTCCCCTACAGCGTATTCTCGGAGACCGAGCTTCGAAACTATTGGAAGGATTTTTCGCGACTGTTCGTCGTTAAATTCAGCTACAACGCTGCCCTCACCAAACGCGTTACACGGAAAGTGCTCATCGAAGACGCGGGCTTGAATCCGGGCGCCTACTGGGGTTTCCTGCCCCTCAATGATTCCCAATTCCGCCACATCCTCGAACTAGGTCGTGTCCAAGAAAGTCTTGTTGTCGATTAGACCGGAGTTTGCGGAGAAGATTATATCCGGCGAGAAGCGTTTCGAGTTTCGTAAGCGCGGATTCGCGAGCGAATCCGTCGAGACGGTTGTCGTCTATAGCACAATGCCGGTTGGCAGAATCGTTGGCGAATTTAGGGTAAAGCGAATCCTGTCGGGATCTCCGTCAGCAATCTGGAAGCAAACGCGCCGGTTCGCTGGCATCACACATTCCTATTTTCGCGATTATTTTGCCGGCCGCGACGAAGCCTACGCAATAGAGGTCGACGAAGTAATCCCCTACGAAAAGCCCTTAGATCCGAGAAAGTTGACCAAGAGATTCACCGCGCCTCAGTCGTTCTGCTATTGGCGGTGAGCAGCGTCACGCGGTCAGCAGGGCGGTGACGACTTCGTCGAGGTTGTTGACGATCCCGTCGGCGAGCCCTGCGGCGATCGACTTTTTTCCGCTGAAGGTTTGTCCTTCCATGCTTTCACGCGGGACCTTGGGGCGGGCGCGGGTGACCGCGGCGAGGAAGCCGTCATTGACTTCCTTGATCTCGGCGGCGATCAGCTCGCGTTCTTCGTCGGTGAGTTCCTTGAAGCTGGCCCCCATCGCCTTGTATTTGCCCTCGCGGAAGAAATTGATCGTGATGCCCATTTCCTCGTAGGCCTTCGTCCATTCGGCGAGGACGAGGTAGGTGCCGATCGATCCGATCGTTGACGAGCTGGTCACCGCGATCTCGCGCGCCTGGCTGGAAATGTAGTAGGCGGCGGAGCAATTCAGCGAATCGCTGAACGCATAAACAGGTTTTGATTTGTTGGTTTCTGCAACCATGTCGGCCAGCTCGGGAACGCCGGTGACGTAGCCGCCGGGGCTGTCGACGGCGAGCAGGATGCTGGTGACCTTCTCGTCATTGAGCGCGAGCTGCAGGGCGTTCTCGATGTCGTCGAGGTCGCAAAGCCAGAACCACTCCAGCGCCCAGGCGGGGACCTTCTTCACGATCACGCCGGACATCGAGATCACCGCGACTGGCCCGACGCGCTGCAGCACTCGCTGGATGCGCCACGCCTGAACCTCCTCCTCGGACATTTCCACGATCTTTTTCGCGGCCGGGGTGTCGGAGGCATCGCCCTGCAGGAAGGACTGGCGCAGGCCGTCGACGGCGCGGGGCAGGAGGCAGAGCGGGGCGCCGTTGAGGCGGGTGAGGAGAGTTGCTGGGTTCATTCGTCGTCCTTGTTGGAGTTGTCAGCGGAGGATCCGCCGAAGCTGATCGCCACGGGGCCTTGCTGCTCGAGGATCCACTCGATCGGGAGATTGCGTTCCTCGCACTCCTCGCGGAGCCATTGTAGGAAGTCCATCTGGCTGGTGAGTTCCTCCTGCGCGTCGAGGGCGCGCTCTTCGTAGTAGCGTTCGTGGGAGAGCATGCCGTTGCGCACGAGCTTGATGTTCGCCTCGGCCGTGCGGCCCATGTCGACGGTGAGCTTCGCGGGCCCGCGCCATGCACATGCCCACCAATCGGGATCGCGGCACACGGGGATCTCGCCGCGGTGCTGGGCGACGGCGAGACGCCAGACGTAGATGCGGCGGCTGTGGCGCTCGACGATCTTGTCCTGGATCATTTCGAACCACCATTGCGCGTCCTCGAGGACGGCGCGGGCGGTGGCGCCTCCGAGGCTCGCGAGGTTGTAGATCACCTCGATCGGGAGGCCGGTTGCGATCGCGATGTCTCGGTAGAGAAACTCGATGAACTCGCGGAGGTTCGGCGACGGGCGGTCGCTGCTGACCAGCTCGATGCCCTCGTCGCTGGCGAGATACTCGATCGCCGCGCCGCGGATGAAGTGCTCGGAGATCTGGCCGGGCTTGTCACTGCTGACGCCCAGCGATTGCTCGAGGCGGGCGGAAATGCCCGACTTGCCGGCATCTCCCTTGTTCTTCTTCACGACGACTCCGAGTGCGGAGTGCAGTTTGGCGGTGCCGGTTTCCAGCGCACGGAGATCCAGCGCGTCGATGCCCTGGTTGATGCCGCTGTAGAACCATGTGATGCCACGCAGCTGCTTTGCGCGACGGCGCTGGAAGATGTGGATCATGTCGCGGCGCGGCACGACGCGGCCGCGAAAGTCGCGCCAGTCGTAGGGGCCGGAAAGCTCGCGCACGCCGTAGGCGACGGGGCGCAGGAACTCGTTGACGAGGATGCCGTCTTCCCAGATCTGTCCCTGCTCGCGCTCGATCGGCTGGACGATCTCGAAGATGTCGAGCGGCTGCACCATTGGCGCGCCGGACTCGGGGCTGTAGACGAGCTGGGAAAAGAATTCGCCATCGCCCACGAGCGTCTCCGCTGCCTGCCGCTGGTCTTCCCAGAAGTCGCGGCTGTCGTCGATCGAGTAGACGCCTGGCATGCCGCCCCATTCCTCGATGAGCCGCTTGGCGGCCTTGTTGAACTCCTTGTCGCGGGTGATGGGGCGGGGGAAGATGCCCTTGCCGACGGCGTTCTGGCCCGCCTTGCGGATGATGCGGCCGTAGATGCCGAGGTTGGCATCGAGGGCGCGGACCTTCCGGACGAGCTCCTGTCGCGTGTAGCTGTTGAGCTCGCGGCGGGAATTGGTCGGGATGAAGAGCTGCGAACGGACGTTGGACGAATCGGCGCCGTCGTAGCCGGAGGACTGCAGCGGCACACCGGAGCGATCGGTGAGGATGATGGAGCTCACGAGCGACGAAGGAATAGGAAGATGGAGACGACGAGAAACAGGCTCATGCGGCGGGCGGCGGGCGGAAATACCACGCGACGGCAATCGTGAGACCGATGCCGACCGCGGCCTGGGTGAAATAGATGGCGGAGAGAATGTTCATCGCTGCAGGCAGCTGAACGCCGCGTAGGTGGTGGATACGGCCGTGCCACCGAGGATCTTCAGCGCCTGCACGAAGGCTTGGAATTTCTCCTCAACGGTCATCGTCGATGCGGACCAGCCGAAGGTCTTGCCGTTGATCGTCGAGTTGACGAGCGCACCGGATTCGCCGGCGGCGATGCGGGCGTAAAGCTTGTCGCGCTCGGTCTCGAGCACGGAGGAATCCCCGATCGCTTCCGCGTAGTCGACAAGTGCCTGGACAAAGCCTTCCGGGATCATGCGCCTGCGGGAGTGTCAAAGGCGCGGGGAGTGCGGACGTTCGCACTGCCGGCCGAAGTGTGGTGGACGCGGGTTGAACCGGGGTCCGTGCCGCGCCACCACACCGCTCGGCAAACGAGGGCGGCGCGGCTGTCAACGGGGGCGCGCGTCGGTTGACACATTTCGCGGGGTTTTAACGACCGACACAATGGCCCTCTTTGCTTCGAAGGAACTCACCGCCGCGCTCGATAAGATCGAGACGCTGAACGCAGACCTCACTGCCGCGAACGCCCGCGCCGATGCCGCCGAGCAGCAGCTCGAGCAGATCCGCAGCGCGCTCGCGAAGGTTGCCGCCAAGTCCGAGGACGAGGACGACGAGGAAGAGCAGGAGGACGAGGACGACGAGCCCAAGGAAAAGAAGAAGGGCAAGAAGTCCGAGGACACCGACGAGGACGACGAGGAAGAGCAGGAGGACGAGGACGAGGAGCCCGAGGCCTCTGCCGCTGCGCTCGTCTCGAAGCTGACCCGGCAGCTCCAGCAGCTGCGCTCGGAGCTCGCTACCGCGAAGGCGGCGGCCAGCGAGGAAGAGATCATCAAGCGCGTGAATGCCGCGCTCGCGAAGGCGGGTGGCGAGCCGATCAAGCGGGATCCCGGGGCGACGGCGCCCGGCGCCCAGGCGAAGGCGACGGCCGGCGACGGGCTCAAGGGTCTCAAGAAAGCAGCCGCGCTGCTCAATCAGAAGCTGCCGGCCGGCAAGTAACGCTCATCTCAATCTTTTCAAACCAACACTATGGCATCCCTGAACTTCCTCGACCTGGCGAAGGCAAACAGCTCCGACGTGGTCGGCGCGATCATCGAAGACGTGACGAACGTCGCACCCGAGCTGGCCGGCAACGGCAAAGGCTTCGCCGGCATCCCGATGTCGGACGAGCTTCTTAGCGAACCGGGCGTGCTCACCTACAGCACGCTCCATCGCACGGCACTGCCGACGGTTTCCTTTGCAAATGCGGGCGAGGGCTTCGATGCCAGCAAGAGCGAACTCAAGCTGGTCGAGCACAAGTGCTATCGATTCGGCTCGCGCGTCGAGGCGCTCAAGCACATCGCCGACAATTGGCGGCGAGGGGGCGCGGGCGGCTACCAGGCGTTCGAGGCGAAGGGCGTGCTCGAGGCGGCGCTGCAGCTCATCGGCCGGCAGGTTTACTACGGCATCAGCGCGGACGGCAAAGGCTTCCCGGGCTTGAAGGCGTTCACGCCCTACGGCGGGACCTACACGCTAAACGCCGAGGGCACCACGAGCTCCACGGCGAGCTCGGTGTATTTCGTGAAGTTTGGCGAGGGCTTCGTGCAGTTCATGCCGGCGCTCGCTCGCAACGGCTCGGGTCTTATCGATCTGCCCGACTTCATCGTCGAGAGCGTGCTGGCCGGCGACGGCAAGCAGGCATGGGCCTATGTGTCCGAACTCTCGAGCTACCTCGGCCTGCAGATCGCGCATCCCGCCTCGGTGATCCGCATCTGCAACCTCACGGCCGACAACGGCAAGGGGCTCACCGATGCGAAGCTCAACGCGGCTCTGCGACTCGCGCCCGCGAACTTCACCTACGACGCGATCTTCATGAGCCGTCGCAGCTGCTCGCAGCTGCAGGACAGTCGCACGGTGGTGCTGCAGGGACAGGGCAAGATTCGCCCGGACCAGGAATCGGTCGCTCCGCGCCCGACGGAGTTCGAGGGCATCCCGATCGTCGAGACCGACTCGATCGGCATCACCGACGCGATCGAGAGCTGATCGCATCGCAACGCGGCAAAATATGAAGAAGGTCATTTATCACCAGGAGCACGGCGACAAGGAGTTCGTCGTGCTCGCCGAGAATGGCGACGGCACGATCGACATCGGGCCCGAGGGCGGGGTTCCCGTCGTCACCCGCTGCCGGGTCGTCGAGACGCGCGAGATCGGCTGCGCGACGCTCGTCGGCTTCAAAGCCGCGAAGCCGCCGAAGGACACGAAGCCGCCGAAGGTGGAGGTGACCGAAGAGGCGATCGCCGAATTTGCCGGCAGCTACAAGCTCGACGAGCTCAAGGCGATGGCCGCCGAGCTGCAGCTCGATCTGCGCGCGAACACGAAGGCGGAGATCGCGAAGGTCATTCTCGAAGCTCGTGCCCAGACTCAACCCTAATAATCCATGAAGGACCTCAATCTCACAGTCACCCGGGCGCTGCCCACCTCCGACGGCACGGTCACCAGCCCGGATCTCGATCTCGGTTGTGCCAAGCCAGGCGCGAGCGTGAGGGACGCGGAACTCGTCATCGAGATTCCCGCGCTCACTTCCACGCACCTGCCGAGCGCCGACACGCTCACGATCACCGTGCAGAGCGGTGAGAGTGCCTCGCCCTCGGCCTCCATCAATCTCGTGAAAGTGATCACCGGCACGGGATCGACGATCGCGGCGCAGGAAATCTACTTCCGGCTGCCGAGCACGATCGGCCGCTACGTGAACGTCAAGTTTGTCGCCGCGGGCGGCACGGGCGACATGAGCGGTGTGACCGCGACGATCAGTCTCCGACCGAAACTTCGCAAGTAACGCGGCCTTCTTGGGTGGCGCATGGGGAGCCGGGGCGAAAGCTCCGGCTCTCTTTTTTTGCAAATCGGGGGAATCCCTGATAAATAGAGCTTCAGTGGCAACCCTCGCAGACCGGCGGCTCCCGCGATTCGCCCACGATTTCGAGAACGACCTTCGCGCGTCGAGGCCCTTCGATCCGTCGACGATCGATGAAGTGCGGCCCGAAGACCCGGAGACGGGGAACGTGGTGTTGCGGATCCTGCTCTTCCTGCGCGAGCAGCAGCGCGCGCGGCTCGCGCTGGATTGTCTACTGCTCGAGTGCGGCGGCGCGGCATTTGCGCCGGAGCTCACGCGGCGCGCGATTGCGCGCAAATACGAGACCGACGAGAAGACGGTGCGCAACATGCTCGAGCGGATCCGTCGCGAGGTGTCGATTCCCGGGGACGAGCGGCTGACGGTGCTGCGGATCCTGCTCTTCGTGCGATCGATGCCGCGTTGCCGGCTCACGATCGACTGCTTCATTCTCGCCTACGGAGGCAATCGCGCGATTCCGGAGGTGACCATGCGATCGAGCGCGCGGCGCTTCGGCGTGTCGGTCACCACGATCAGCAATGTCTGCAGTCGGATCCAGACGCGACTGCATCTTCCGCGCAATCAAAACAACAAGCCCGAGGCGGCGCGGCGCTCCTACGGACGCTACAACTACCGGCCGGCCGCGTCGGATGCAGGATGAAGATGGTCGAAGGTCTGAAGGCTGAAAGTCGCAAATCGGAGGCGTTGATGCTGCTGCCGCCGGAGCTGGAGGGGCGCGTGCGCTTCACGGCGAATGCGCTTGAGATCGAGCGCGGGCTGAGCTTCGAGGAATGGAAGGCGCTGGGCTGGCGACTGCGCGGCTACTCGCGCGCGGTGAATCTCTGGATCGGCGACTGGCTCGCCTACGGCGAGTTCGAATATCGGGACGCGGCCTACGGGAAACGGCTGCCCAACGGGGTCTACGACATCGCGGCGGAGATCTTTGACCGGCAGCCGAAGACGCTGCGCAATTACAAATGGGTGTGCTCGTCGATCGAGCCCGCCAAGCGCACGACGGGATTCACCATGCAGCACGGGCTGGAACTGCTTTCCGCGCATGTGCCGCCGAGCCAGATCGGCGTGTGGATTCGCGAGATCGAGGCGGAGGGGATGAAGACACGCCCGCTGCGTCGGCGGCTGCGCGATGCCTACACGACGGCGCCGCCCGAGCCGCAGGACGACGGCGACAACGACATTCTCTCGCAGACGAATCAATGGGTGATCGACTTTCAGCGCGCGAGCCGCTCCTGGACCGACGAGCAGTGGCGCGCGTATCGCGAGTTGCTCGACCCGGTGTTCCGCGCCTTCGACGATCGGGAGATGCTCGCCGCGTAGGTGCGGAGTTGTCTTGGCGCCAAGACAACTCCGCAGGGATTTTAGAGATTTTTCGGAGCCTCATTTGCTGGGAGCGGCGAGATTTGGTAGACCTCGAGCGATGAAAAATTCCCCCCTTACAATAACGTATATCCGGTCTCGGAAGGAGATCCCGACTGAGAATCAAGTCGATGTCGTCGTGGAGAAAGTGTCCCGTCACTGGGAAGGCAATCACGAGCCCTTCGCGCGTCTTCGAATTTCCGAGGAGGTCTCGGAGAAGGGAGTCACCTTCAGAGTGGAGCACGTCCATCGAATCGACAAAGCCAAGGCGGCTGCGCTCATGGAGTCCCTCAAAACGCTCGAGGAGGCCGTCGAAGACTATCGACCGGATCCACGAAGCCGCCCGGTCGAAGCCGAGTTCCGAACGGACGTGGATCCGGTCTCGCTTGTCTACCGGTGTGAGTTCGTGAATCGGGGGGCCGGGCCTGAGCACCGGATTTTCGTCGAGAGCCGACACGAAGGCCGATTGATCGCGGCGGAACTCGCGGATTTTGTCGTTCTGGAGGAGTTCTGCAACGCGGTCACGGCGGCTGCGGGCTGATTGACACGCGGGCCGGTTTCTCATGAAGCCGGCAGAATTCGACGCGCACATCCTGGAAACCGCAAATCTCGAGCTCGAGCACGAGCGATTGGGCGAGGAGCTCAAGCAGCGAAAGGCGGCGATCATCGCCGAGGTGGACCGCCTCGGCACGGCCGAGGTGTCGGCCAGTGGCGGGAAGACGTTCAAGTGGGCGAGCAAGGACGGGCTGTTGTCGCTGGCGGTGTCGTGGCCGGCGCCTTCGATCAAGGTCGATGCCTCAAAGATCGACCAGATCCGCACAGTGGCGGGCGATGCGTTTGCGAAGCTGTTCACGAAGGTCGTGCGATTCGATCCGGTGAAGAGTTTCCGTGACGTTGCCGCTGCGGTGCTGACTCCCGCGAAGGCGAAGAAACTCGTCGGCATGTGCGAGGTGGCGGGCGCGCCGAGGGTGAAGTTCACGCGCCGCGAAGAGGCGTGATCGAGCAGATCCAGGCGGCCGCGAAGGTTTCCGGCGCTCTCACGCCCGAGACGATCGTGCTCGAGGATGGCGATCGCGGGCGTATCGAATGCCAGGCGGTGGTCGGGCAGTTTTACTACGGCTATCAGCTCAACTCGCGTGGCGCGCGCGTGCCGGTGCGATCAGCGCCGGTGACTGTATTGCGGGTGTCGAACCCGGACCTCGTCGAGACGCTTGAGACGCACGAGCATCCGGCGATTCCGGAGGGCTGGATCTGCGAGTTTCAGGGGCGGCGGTATCGGGTGACGCGATCGGCGGCGGACGAGCTGTCGTTCGATTTCGAAATCATGGCGGGCGTTTCGTGATGAGGAAGACCGAGATTCGCACGCCCTTTGACGCGCTCGAGGTGAATCTGGGCGCCTTCCTGGAACGACGTCTGAAACGTCGGCATCTTCCGCTGCAGATCCTGGTGACCAACAGCGACGAGGAGATGGCGGGGGAGGGGCACGTGCTCGAGATCGACGCGCACACGGACATCAACGACGAGGGAGCGGTGATGTTCGACGTGGCAGTGCAGATCACGCTCTCGAGTCACGACTCGAAGCCGCGGATCCACAAGCAGCTCGCGGCCGACATCTTCGAGGCGATCTTCTGCGTCCCGCAGCCGAGGAATCGGCGGCTTCGCGCGACTCCGGAGGTGCTGCGAGCGCTCAATCGCGTGCCAGGCGAACCGGACAACCGGCCGGGGCCGGGAATTCACGTCTGGGATCTCAACGGACCGTCGATGTCTATGGGCCCGGAGGGACAGACGCTCAAAACCTTCATCGTCGCGCGGGCGCAGCTGCAGCCGGGGAACTGGAAGGGAGCACTTCCTTACGGGCAGTTTGACGGTCTGAAGGTCTGAAGGTCTGAAGGTCTGAAGGTCTGAAGGTCTGAAGGTCTGAAGGTCGACTTTCGACCGAGCGGCGCGTGTTGACACGGGCGCTGCCGCTATGGCGGGACTGAATTCCTGGGGCAACGCCGATGTGGACGGCGACTACGTTTTTTCGGTGACGGCCGAGGATTTCGGCATCATCGAGGCATCCGACGCGAGCATTGACGCGACGGGCGAGGACGAGGCCTACGATCCCGCCACCGGCGATCTCGCGATCTTCGGCATGCACACCTCCGGCAAGGCGGAGCGCACGCTGACGATGACGACGCTGCGCAACGAGGACTACACCGAGCTCGAGGTGGGCGCCGAAATCACGCTCACCATGGCGGTCGCGATCGCGGGCCACACATTTTCCAGCTGCACGCACATCGTGCGCGGCATCAGCGAGAGCGTGCAATTCGGCAAGCTCATGAAGTCGAACATCCGCATCGTCACGATCCCGTTCTCCTCGGGCGGTGGCGGCGGCGGCGGCGGGGCGTAGGCCCTGCACCACGCAACAGGACCAAGTATGCAGGTCAAAGAAACCACCCTGAGCCGCCTTGCGGCGGCCTTCTTCACGCTCGGGCACTTCGAGCGCAAAAAGAACCCTTGTCTGTGGTTCCGCATCGATGGCGTCGAGCGCGGGACCTTCTTTTTCGAGCGCGGACAGAAGGGACCGGACCTCGATCTGGAGGCGGCGGAGGCCGCATTCATGAATCCGGACCGCGCCGACACCGAATCGCTCGAGAAGCTGCTGGCGCTCGTGCCGAAGGAGCATCACGCGCTCGCACGAAAGCTCTTTCGCACCGGGCAGGTCGCGTTTTTTGCGAAGGCGACCGACAACTACAAGCATCACACGATGGCGCTGCTGAATCGCTCGAAGAAAGAGCAGGGGATGTCGTTCGAAACGCGTGGGCGGCGAGTGTTTTTCGCAGGTCGAAAGGCTGACGAGCGGAAGATCGCGGAGCTGCGGCAGGAAGCGAAGTTTTAAGGAGGGCCGAAGAGTGTCTGAAAGTCGAAAGTCGGAAGGTCTGAAGGTCGAGGGAGTGCCGACGTCCGCACTTCCGGAGGACGGTGGGGCCGCGCTGCGCGAGATGGCGATGCGCGGGGTGGGGCCGACATGGCGCGGCCACGTGCTGCTGCCGGCCGCGGATCACGTCGATCTGCTCGAGCGCACGGACAACGCGATCATTTCCAGCCGACCGGCGGGGATCTTCGACGTGATGGCGTTCCTGTTCATCATGACGGCCGACGAGGATCTCGTGTTCGACGCGGCCTATCCGCTCGCCAGCGACGGGAGCGCGAGCTTCTCCATGCGCGACTGGCAAAAGGCGGTGCACAAATGGGCCAGAAGCCTCGATCCCCGGCTCGATGCGGCGGAGTGCAAGGATCTCGGGACGCGGCTGGGCATCGTGAATGCGCAGATCGCGGCGAGCGGGTTCCGGTCGGTCGACGGCGACGGGCCATCTTCGGAGCGAGACTCGGGAAACTAGCGAGCCCCGCATGGTCGGCGTTTTACGAGACGCGGCTGGGCGGGGCGACGGAGCGGGAGTTCATTCGGAAGCGGCTTCCCTACGCGGTGGGGCTGCAGAGGATCCACGCGAGCCTGGTGTGGGAGGGAGCGAAGACGATGTGGCTCCTCGATGCGGCGCTGCTGGATGCCAGGGCGGCACACAATCGCGCGGAACATCGGGCAGCGCTCGATCTGGACGAGCCGCTCGGGGTGGATGACATGCAGTTCTTCGACTGATGGCAGACCTTCTCGACATCCGCGTCGACACGACGAAGTTCTTTTCCGCGCTCGGGATGCTGCTGAAGATCCTGCCCGACGAGCTGAGGGAGAAGGCGATGCGGCAGAGCTTTCGCCGGCTGATGCAGCGCATCCAGGACTGGACGCCGCCGCACTCCGGAAAACGCGGCAGCAGCGGCCCGGAGGCACAGAAGCAGGGCGCGGCGGCGGTGCGTCGGGATCTGCTGCGGATCGTTACCATCGTCGAGCCGGAGGTGCTCGAGTTCTGGCAGACGGTGAATCGCGGGAGGCGGCACATCGGGCATCTCAAGCTGAATCGCAAGGACGGCACGGAATACGAGCTCACCGATCTCGAGCTCGATCCGGAGGGGAGCTCGATTGGGCGGCATCATCAGCGCGAGCGCGACCGGCGCGGGCGCGTGAGAAAGGGCGCGAAGAAGCGGGTGGTGACGACGGCCGATCGCTTTCGCGCGTATCTCGAGCAACCGCAGGCGCACGTCGGTATCGCAAAGGGCGGCTGGTTGCCGGCGATGTCGAGGCTCGGCGGGGTGGGCGTGGCATGGATTGCCAGGCACGGCGGGCAGGGCGGCAGCTATCACGAGCGGTTCAGCAGCAAGCTCATCGAATTCACGGCGCGCAACGCGTCAAAGTCGATCGGCAGCCTGGCACCACGCCTGGTGCGCTCGAGCATGCGGGCTGAGACGAGGGCGATCATTCGCGACATGGAGAGGGCGACGAAGAGCGCCGCCGGCATGGCGAAGCTGACAAAACGAGTGGGAAATGGCTGAGTCGGTAGAAGTCGATTTTCGCGCGCGACTGGACGACATGCAGCGTGCCGTCGGGCAGCTCAAGGGGCAGATGAACAGCCTCGGGGCGAGCGTGCGTGCGCAGCAGGGCGCCTTCGCCGGGATCGGGAAAGAGATCAAGAGCATGGTGCTGGCGGCCGTGTCGCTGGGCACGGTGACCAATTTCCTCAAGCAGGCGGCGGACGGCTACGATCGCATCGCAAAGCTCTCGACGCAGACCGGAATGTCGGTCGAGTTCCTGCAAAAACTCGCGCACACGGCGGACCTCTCCGGCGCGTCACTGGAAACGGCGGCGAAGGCGGCGAACAAGTTCGCGAAGGAGATCCATTTCGGCTCGGAAACTGGCGCGGCGGCGAAGGCGGTGGAGGAGCTGGGGCTGAAGATCGAGGATCTGCGCGGGATGTCGCCGGACGAGATGTTCGAGAAGGTCGGCGTGGCGATCGCAAACGTCGAGAACCCGATGCAGCGAGCCGCGGTGGCAATGACAATCTTTGGCCGCAGCGGGACGGAGCTTCTGCCGACGCTCGAGGCGATGCGAAACGGGCTCGAGGTGAACGGGTCGCTTACCGAGGAGCAGATCAGGAACATCGAAGCGGTGAACGACATGTTCACGCGGCTGAAGCAGCAGATTGTCGCTGGCTTTGGCCAGATTCTTGCGGCGGCTCGAAAGCCGCTGGAATACATCGGCAAGGGCTGGAATGTGGTGACGATGGCGATCGGCGAGTCGATCGCGTCGATCGAGCGATTCACGGCTGCGATGGGCCGCGCGTGGGAAGCGATGAGGAGCGGCGATTTCAAGGGCGCGCTCGAGGGCTTCGCGAAGGATGCGAAGAACGCGCGCGAGGTGATGCTCGAGTCGATCCAGCAGCAGTTTCAGGAGATCTGGAACGAGAGCGGAGGAGGCTCGGGGCCACCGGGAGGATCCGCGGCGCCGTATATGGATGACGGCCAAGGTCCAGGCAATGGGGGGGAGGGCAAGGGTGGCAACAAGCCGAGGCCCGACGAGCTGCCGAGCGAGAAGGCGCTGCGCGAGTATCTCGAGGGCGGGGAGGGGCACGATCCCACCTATCACGGCGGGGCGGTGCGGAGGCCGGGCGAGCTGCGGCAGCTGAGACGGCGGGCGGAGCTCGATCGCGCGCGCGAGGAGCGGCGGAAGGAGCGCGGTCTCGGCGGCGAGACTCGCACGAGCCGGGCTGGCAGCACGGGCGCGGCAGAGCAGCTGGCGGAGCAGCGCTTTGGCGCGCGGCAGAGCACGATGGATGCGGCGGCGCGGGGGACGAAGAGCGCGGCCGAAGCGTTGGCGGACGAGCGTTTTGGGCGGAAGCCCTCGGAGGCGCAGCAGGGGATGCAGGACGCGGCCGGGGAGACGAGTCCCGGGGCGGTTCGCGCACGCGAGGAGGCGGCCGTCGGCGCGGGCAAGACGATCGGCGACGTGTGGACGATTCTCAACCAGCGACTGCCCGAGCGCGTGGTGAAAGGAAAGGGATCATGACGAACACGTGGGAAAAGACGACCGACGCGCTGCTCGAGCAGATGGGCGATCGGCGGCGGATGCCGGCAGCGGGTCCTGGAAGGCTGGATCTGGTGAGCAGCACGTTTGCGTGCCTGCAGGGCGAGCTGCAGACGCAGGAGAAGCTGGACCAGTGGATTCGCGAATCGTTCCCGCCGTATGCGGAGCACCCGAATCTGCCTGGCATGTATCTGCTGCCCGGGCAGGTGGATGGCGTCGCGTCGTGGTCGGGGGTGGGGCGGATCCGCGCCACCTTCATCGGGAGTCTTGATTTCCCGAATCTGCCCGACGCGTGGATCGAGGCGGTCGACGGGCGCCAGCAGCAGCTCGCGGCCGAGGGCCTGCGCACGCTCACGCTCAACTACGACGTCGTCTACGTGCAGTCGATCCACTACGGCCTGCAGGAGCCGGAGAATTCACAGCTCGTCAACCGGCTGGTGAAGCTCAAGGGTCACGATTTTTCGAACACGCTCGCGGTGTTTCGCAACGAGGTGCTTGAGCGGCACGGGCCCTACAAGATCTGTCGCACGGCGTTCAATCCGCTCGTGATGGCGGCGCTGACGTTCCAGGCCTCAATCGTCGGCGACAAGGTGAAGGGCGCGACGTTGATCAGCAACGCGCTGTCGGGCATCGCGCCGGGGATCAGCCCCGACAACCAGACGCCCGAGGCGCTGGAGGCCAACGCGGTGCAACGCACGGTGCGCACGATCGCGCTGGAGGGCTGCAACATCGACGACACGTTCTTCCGGAGGCTCAGCCGCGTATGAGCGAGGAGGCACGCACGGTTGCGCGCACAAATGGAGCCACCGTCTTTCCGGCGGATCCGCCGCCGGGTGGGGTGGCGTGGTATGACACCGATTTCGTGCGCGAGTATCTGGCCGCCGCGCGGGCAAACGCGCCGATCTTCCCGCCAGGGTGCGGGCTGCGCGGCGTGGTGACAAAGGACGGCCTCGAAATCTGGAGCGAGGCATCGGGCGTGCAGCCGGACCATCCGTTGCGCGTGAAGCAGGCGGTGCCGGCTGACGGCGGCGGCGGCACGCATGTGCGGATCGTCTACGGCGGGGTGGCGGATCAGACACCCGGGAACTTTCACCCCGGCGACACGCCGCCGCTCATTCTGCCGGTGTCTGGCAGTGGCGTCGTCTACTGCCCGGTCGATCGCAACAGCTCGACCGGCGCGCTGACGACGGGGCAGATCACGATGGCGGCGAGCTTCCCGGTCTCGAGCGAGACGTTGGGGATTGCGAGGATCGCCACGTTCAGTGTGCAGGACGGTGTGGTGAACATCGGGCAGATCGCGCGCGGTTCGCTCTATTGCACGTATTGCGGCGGCGAGTGGCTCTGGGGAACGTGATGCCAGGCGACAACATTCTCGGGCGGTGTCTTGGGCCGTATGAGTCGAAGATCTCCTCGGTCACAGTCTCGCTGGTCGCGAGCGCGAGCTATCACGGGGAGGACGTGTGCTCCGGAAACGAGATCAACGAAGCCGCGGAGGCGGAGGCGAGCTGGGAGAAGGCGGCTTCCGGGGTCTCGCCGGTAAACGGGCAGTTTCACGCGGAGGAATACTGCTGCGGGACGTGCTCGGTTTTCTCGTTTGTGAGCGACTTTGGCGATCCCGCGCCGGCGCACGGTTCGAACAAGATCGACATCGACTCGCCGGATCCGGATCCGCCCTGCGGACCGTCGAGTTCCGATGAATTTCCCGCCTGGTTGACGGTCGAGATCGCGGGCACGACGAACGAAGATGGCCGCTGCGTCTACACGATCCGGGTGCGCTGCCGGACCACGGGCGTCGTGGACGTGCTCGAGCTCTACAGTGCGGATGTCACGGCGAATGAAGTCGTCGGCACGCACCATCTCTCTGACAGCGGGACGCTGGACGGGGGCGAGGCATACGCCATTTCCGCGACGGTCACGATCGCATGACGCACAACGGCTATACACTCACGACTGAGGAGGTCGAACGCAAAAAGCGGCTCTTTGCCGACTGCCAGCGCCCGAGACGGGCGGAGCCGGGCGATCTGCTGGCGGCGGTGATACACGCGATTTCCGGCGAGCGGGCGTGCGTGCCGTGCGACCGGCGGCGGCGCACGATGAACGGCTGGGGCTGGTGGGGTTGCTGGCGACGGCGGGCGACGATCGTGGGCTGGATCCTCGAGGAGGCCTCGAAGCGCGGTCACGCGGTGGATGGATCCCGGGCGCGCGCGCTGTTCAGAGCAGCGATTGAAGAGATGCGGAGCCGTCGATAGTGCGGACATTCGCACTGTCCGTCGCCTCGGTTGACAGTGCGCCGAGCCGAAATGGCTGATCGCGTCCTATTCTTTGGGCAGCAGGAAGACGAATTGCTGACCGACTTGTCAAACCGGCAGGGCGCCCGCGTGGCGGCCCTCGTCGAGGGGGACAAGAAAGTGCGATTCCGAATCTACTCGGACGATCCGGACTACGCCGACGGCACCACGACCGTGCGGCTGGGGCTCACGATTCCCGACATGAAGTCCAACGCCGCGAGCGGTGGCGTCTTCCAGCTCTCGAACCGGGACACCGCCACGTTCAACAATGCGGCGCTGGTCGTGGGTGACTGGTATGAGATCGTCTTCTACCAGGCCGGCGACGACTTCTCGAACGTCGGTGGCGGCAATGCGACCGGCACGATCTTCCAGGCGACGGGCACGACGCCGGCCGACTGGTCGCACAACAGCGCGGTCTGCCGCGTGACGGCGCCGATCTCCGCCACGGCTACGCCGACGGAAATCCAGTCCGCCGTGAATGCCGCGAAGCTGGGCAAGGAGAATCTGCCGGTGACCTTCACGGTTACGAAGGACGACAAGAGCGGGTTGCTGCTCTTTCGCGGCTCGCAGAAGCGCGAATACACGCCGGCGGTGATCACCGATGGGCTTTACCCGGATTCCTCGGCCGTCGTGGACGTGCTGCAGGCGGGTAATGAGGTCGAGACGGACGTGCTCTTCACGCTGTGGCTGAAGCCGGATCCGCCGGCGATCACGACGAGCGCGACGGCGATCACGGTGCCCGATCCGTCTGAGATGATCGACAACGTGCATCTCGGCGTGCAGGACGAGGAGGCCGCGATCTGGAGTCTCGTGATTGGCCCGTGCTGCTACCGGGGCACCTATTTCCTGAGCTTTGACGAGGAGCAGACGGGACCGCTTTCCTTCAACGCGACGGCGGACGAGATCCGCTCCGCGCTCGAAGAACTCTCCGGCATCGGCGAGGGCAATGTGACCGTGACGCAGCTGGAGGCGGGACCGGAGTGGTTTCGCTACGAGATCGTTCTCGACAAGTCGCTTCCGCCCGAGGATCTCGAGATCAGCGCGGAGACGCTCGTCTTCGGAGCGGGCAAGAGCTACGAGTTGGATCTCGACAGCACGAACATGCGCTGGGCGATGCAGGGGCGCTCGAATCGCAATCTCACGCTCGAGCTGGAACTCACGAAAGGCGGCCGCGTGTGGACGGCGTTCCAGGAAGTGGTGCGCATCAACGCCGAAGGCCTGCGATGATCGTCGACGGAAGGGCCTACTGGTTCGAGGTATTTCCGAACAATCCCGACGCGGCGGAGGATGCCTTCGGCGCGGGGCCGTTGATCGTGCCGCAAGGGTCGCGGATGGAGCTTCGCTTTGCCGCATTTCTCGCGTCGAAGACGCTGCGGGATATCGCGAATTTCGAGAGCGCGAAATTCGTAGTCCGGAAGGACGATGCGACCGGGCAGCTGCTCGCGACGAAGACGATCGCGGCGGAGGAGATGAACGCGGATCTCACGCTGACGCAGTGGAAGGCGCGGGAGGCGCAACATTTCACGATCGTGCTCGCGGCCGAAGAGACGAACTGGCGGATCGTCGCGAAGTGGCGCGGAAAACTGTGGTGGGAGCTTGCGATCACGACGACCGGCGGACAGTCGCTGGCGTGCTGGGGGGTCGGCGAATGCCGCCCGAGCGGCATCTCCACCGCCGGCGAGAGCGGCGTGACGGGGGATGATTTTTACAACGCGACGCAGAGTGATGCTCGTTATGCGCTGGCTGCAGATCTTTTCGATCAAGACGGCATTCGGTCCGATTTATTGCCGCCTCTGACGCTTGACTACGACGAAGGGGATCTCGGCGATGAGTGAGGCAATAATCATGTTTCGCGGGACCGCTCCGAAGGACTTCGACGAGGGGGATCTCGGCAACAATCCTTGGGACGAGGGGGATCTTGGGGGTTCTTCTCCAGAACCAGAGGTTGTCTACGAATTCGACGAGGGAGATGACGCGGGGATGTCGAGCTGGTTCGACTTGGAGGTGGTCCGGCGAACGAAACGCGCGCTGGAGGCGACTCCTCCGTCGATCATGCAGGACCGCAGCCACTTCTACGAGATTCGGCCGGCTGCGCGAACCATTGACGATTACGATATTTCCGCGATCCGTGTGCGCGGTCTGCGCCCCATTGCATGGGAATCCAATTTCCCAGAAGTCGCTACGGTCAAAGACGGCGAGGTGCGCGGTGTCTCCGCTGGAAATGTGACGATCACGGCAAGCGATGGGTTGCTGCAGCGGTCGATCACGTTGCCGATCGCTATCGATATCGCGTCACCGACACCTGTTTTCGCGGGATTCGTCGAAGGCTCGCTCGCGGCGGCGGCCGCCGAGGCTGTGCTTCCCAATCTGGAGGGAAAGAGTCCGTCGGATTCGTTGCGGATATTCACGACGCAGAACCCAGGCGCAGGCGTTTACGTGCGAAATCCAGACTGCTGGGCGGCGGGTTACGATCTCACCTGCCTCTCTCCTGCTTACCGCGAGCCCGGCGGGAGCTGGTCGCCGAAATTCTCTGTAACTCCGCTGACTCCGCAACACGTGCTGATCGCGCGGCACACCGCTTCACATTTCCCGGTTGGAACGATGGTGGGATTTGTGACGCAGGACGGCGCCTTCGTTGTTCGAACGATTGTGCGCGTCCAGCATCTCACGCCCTTCTCCGGCTACCTGCCGGACCTCACGATTGGCTTACTCGACGACGCACTTCCGTCGACGATCACGCCGGCAAAGGTGCTGCCCGAGAATTGGAGAACCTACGTCCCGATCCTCGAAGCGATTCCGCTGCTTGCGCTGGATCAGGAAGAAAAGGCGCTCGTGATGCACTGGGCGGCCACCAGTAACAACGATGACTATCAAGCCGCGCGGCGACCGAGCGAAGCCAGTCAGGAACGACCGTGGAGCGAGGCGATCGTCGGCGGCGACTCGGGGAATCCGGTTGGCCTGCTTTTGCCGGATGGATTTTGTCTGATCACGGTTTGGACGTTCGCCAGTCAAACCCAAGGCTTGGGAACCGACCTCGCGTCGCGCAGATCGCAACTCGATGCACTGATCGCCTCGATCGACGCGGCGCACGGCATCTCCACCGGATACACGCTCACTACATCAAACCTCAGCTCCTTCAACGCATATGAGTAACGTGATACGTTTCCGACGTGGAACGACAGACCAGCGCCTTTCCATTCAGGACACGGATGGCAATGGAGATCCGCTCCCGATGGGTGTGATCGCAGCTGGACGCGCCTGCTTCGACAAAACCCTTCGGCAGTGGTTTTTTGGCAACGATGTCGCGCGAGGCGGGATCCCCGTCCAGGTGCGGGATAACTCGATTGCCGGTTTTTTAGGGGCTAATGCAACTCATCAGACGATCGATGCGTCTTTTGATACTAAGCAAGTCATCTCGGCGTTTCTCGACGGTGTTCGGTGTGCGATCGGAAAGATTAGCGATACCGTGTGGAGAATCTCCTCGGTCGATGGTCGCACGATCGTAATGCAACGTCACGAGGACGACCCAAATCAGGGGGCAAAGACCGCATTCTTTGCGGAGGGCGATCGAGCTTTCGTTCGCTTTTTCGGCTACGATATAATTTTTGTCGGCACCATCACAGCGATTAACTCGGAGGAGGACGAGTTCGTTATAGAGGTCGATACGGGATGGGATATCTCGGCGATTACCGATGACTTTGTTGGGGGAAACGAGCCTGCAGAAGTCATTCGTTCGGGGCGCGTCAATAACGACGATTTTGATGGAGCTCGAGCTTACGGCCTCGACTCGGTTAGCTCAAACTACGCCGCTGTAGCGGACGGCATAAAGTGTATCGCTGAAGGGTGGGGTTCGAGAGCCGTTGGGATTGGAGCGCGAGCCAGTGGAGCTGTCGCACATTCCTGCGGCAACGAGACAATCGCGTCGGGGAATTACTCGCGCGCCGAAGGCTACCAGACCCAGGCCACGGGTGAATACTCACATGCTGACGGATTCGGGACGATAGCCTCCGGAGACGGAAGCCGGGCCGGTGGAAGAGGGGCTCGAGCCACGCGCGAATGCCAATGGTCACGAGGCGCTCATACACAGGCTTCTCGAAACCAGTATTACTTTCGCACCTCCACGACGAATGCGACACCGGCAGCTCACGCGATCCTACCGAATCTCGACGACGATCGGATTTATGATTGCACCGTTGAGGTCACAGCTCTGAAGAGCGACGGCTCTGCTTGTGCGAGCTACCGCCGCCGACTCTTGGTCAAGCGGATCGGCGGAACAGTTAGTCTCGTCTCCACCGTTCAAACGATAGGGACAGACATTGAGGACGGCAGCGGAGCGAGCGGTTGGGATATTTCGCTCGGGGTCAATAATACCACGAAGGCGATCACTCTCACGATCACTGGACAGGCATCCACTACAATCAGGTGGTATGCCTATATTGAGTGGAGCGAGAGCACGCTTTCGGCCTAATGCGGCGAGGTGGCGGTGGTGTCGCGCGCAGGGATCGACGGGCTGTTCTCGTCGCACGACGGCGAGCATTGACATCGCGGTTAAACGCGTGAGTGGCGGGATGCGAAATTTCGATGCAGAGGCGGCGGGCGCGCCGTCGGAACGGAGCTTCATCGCGGCGTTCGTCACGAAGTATGGCATCCTGGGCGCGGTGATCCTGTTCCTTGGCTACATGCAGGTGACGAAGGACTCGCAGGTGCAGGACCAGAACAAGGCGCTGATGGCGCTGGTCGAGAAAAACGCGACGGCCGCAACGACGCAGGCGGAGATCAATCGCCGGATGATCGATTATCTCGAGCGGAACGAGCGGACGGGTCGCGCGGCGCGGGAGTGATTTCCCAGACGTCGATCGGCAGGCTGTAGGCCTCGATCGTGGAATTCAGCCGGAGGAGATAACGACGGTCTTCGGGCGTTCGGAGGATGAGAACGATGCCGGCACGCTTGTTCGTCTGCAGGGCGTAGAAGAGCGATTGGCCGATCGCCTCGCTCCATTTCGGAGCAAACTCGACCTCGATGGCGTGCGTGCCGGTAACGACGTCGCAGCGCGTGCCGTCGGGCATGCGGACGTTCACCTTCCCGCTGTTCTCGGCAGCCCATTGCTTCTGGAAGTCGGCTTCATGACGCGGAGCCTCGGCCGCCACAGCGACCGTCACCATGGCAACGAGAGCGAGGAGCGAACGCACGGCCGCACATTGACACGTCGGCTGCGGCATGGCTCGGATTTTTCTTTGTGCCGCCTGCCTGGCGCTCGCGACGTGTGCGACGCTCGAGGTGCCGATCGGCGAGGGTGGGCGATATGGGTCGATCGTGGTGGGATTCGTCGGCTCGGCGGGAGCCTCGCCCTCCCGGGTGGCTGACACGGACGGGAAGACATGGATTTCTTCGCGAGGCTTTGGGCAACGGTGAGCAAGATTCTGCCGTTCACGCAATCGAAGCCGCAACCGGTGGTGATCGAGGATCTGCCTCCCGGGCGGATGCTGGTCTCGCAGCGGGCGATCGATGGGATCGTGGGGTTCGAAATCTCGTCTGCGGCGTATTACCAGGCGAAGCTCGAGCGGCCGAGCTGGCCGGGCGGCGAGAGCGGGGTGACGATCGGGATCGGCTACGATCTCGGCTACAGCACGCGGGCGCAATTTCGCGCGGATTGGCAGGATCTGTTGCCGAGCGCGGAGTGCGGACGTCTGGAGTCGGTGATCGAGCTGAAGGGCACCGCGGCGAAGGCGAAGGTGGCGGGGCTGCGGGACATCCGGATCCCGCTGCTACAGGCGGAGAAGGTCTTCGAGGTGCGGACGCTGCCGGCCTACGCGAAGCGGACGCGCGCGGCGTTGCCTGGCTGCGAGTTTCTGCCGGCGGATGCGCAGGGTGCGCTGCTGAGCCTTGTGTTCAATCGTGGGGATTCGATGTCGACGGCCGACAGCCGGCGCGAGATGCGGGCGATCCGCTCGATCGTGCGCGACTGCGGGTGGAAGACGCTGCGCAACGACGCGCGGCAGCGGGTGCTCGATGACGTGGCCGCGCAGATCCGCGCGATGAAGCGGCTGTGGGACCCGAAGAAGCTCGGAGGCCTGCACGCCCGGCGCGACGCGGAAGCGGACCTGGTGAAGGACGCGCTGCGGGTGTATCAGCTCGGGGAGCTCGTCGTCGTATAGCGACGACGCTGTCTAAAGGTCTGAGAGTCTAAAGGTCGGAAGTCGGCGCGGGCGGGAGCTACCGCTCCCCTCTGATTTTGAACGCGTCATCAGGACACTCCGGGAAGAGCTCGGCAGCTTTTCGGAGTGCTTCCTCCGGAGTGTCCGCGTTCACGCGGGCGCCTTCGGCCATGAGGTTGCCATTTCTGTAACGGTCGATTTTGTATGTCATTTGGTTTCCTTTGTTGTTGAAAGTTAGGCCGCTTGCGCGGCGTGATCGGTCGTGCCCCTCAGGAATCAGCTTGCAGCGGCGTGGCGCTCCCTGGCTCGGCCAGCGCAGAGCCAGCCACCGCATCGGACGTGACCCCCTGACGGGGGTCCGCCGATGGGGCGGCCCCGCTAAAGAGACATCGGAGTGTGCCATTCGTCGCCCCACACGTCGAGGTCGTAGCGTTCATCGGCCGTTTCCTCGTCGTCGCGGAGGTCGAGTTCATCGCAGAGCCCGCCGGCCATGAGGCCGCCACACGGGCAGTCAGGCCAGCACTTGCATTCCTTCGCCAGCTCTTCGAGCCACGCTTGATATTTGGGATCTTCGGACGGGTCAGAGTCGAACCCGCCAGTCGAGCCAACGAGCGCCTGCGGCACTCGTTGTGCGGTCGGTTTGTGTGTTTTCCGGGGCATATTATTCCTTTCGCGCAGGCACTCGCGGCTCACTTTTATTGTTCGGCAGATGAGTTCGCCACGCCTTGTCGAAGTCCGCAGGCTCATCACGCTGCCTTTCGTTTGGGTTTTGCGGCGGCCGGGGTGAGGCGGGCGCAGATGGCGGCGAAGTCGACGTCGAGCCGGGCGAAGAAGCGGTCGTTCGCCTCGGTGTTGTAGGGGCTGCACGCTCGGTGCGCGATGATCTCGAAGGTGAGGGCGGCGAGCTGCTCGACGCTGAGCGTGGCGATCTCGTCGCTGATGTCGTCGAAGCCGGTGATTTCCTCGAGCTTTTCGGTGGAGAGGCTGGGGACGTAGCGGTGGATGATCCTGGCCTCGTCTTCGTCGGGGTAGTCGAGGAAGTCGGAGAGAATGGTGAGCCAGATGGCGGCGCTGGTGGGCTTCATCTTCGGCGCGAGCTGGCGGGTGGCCTCGGCAATCGCGGCGCGCTCGGCTTCGAATTTGCGCTCGCGTTCCTCGCGCTCGCGGAGCTGCTCGGCGGCGGAGGGCGCCTTGCGCTGTTCTTTGCGGGCGGCCTCGACGTCGAAGCCGGCCTCGCGGCAGAGCTGGAAGAGGCCGGACATGCGCATCAGGCGCACGGGTTTGCCGCTGCTCTGGCAACGGCCGATGACGACGAGCTGGGGGTTCGCGGCGAGGCGCTCGGCGCCGATGATATTCTCGAAGGTGCGCTGCTTGGGATCCTGGTGGCACTTGGCGGCGAGGCGCTCGAGGGGATCCTCGCTGCGCGAGTAGTCGTTGCAAAAGGCCTCGGTGAGGTAGATGCGGCCGGGGCGGCATTCCTCGTAAGCGAGGACGGTGTGGCCTTTGGCCTCCTCGGCGCGGACAACCTCCTGCCAGGCTTCGATTTCCTTCGCATCCTCGGCCACGCGATCGAGGGCGGCTTTTTGTTCGCGGTAGGGGGCGTCGATCGTGTGCCGGTCTGTGACGGCGGCGAGTGCGGATGTCTGCACGGCGCCCTCGAGGCGGGCGAGGTCGATGGCGATGGACTCGGAGAGCTTGCCCTCGCGCAGGAGGGTCTGCGCTTTTGCGGGCAGGTCGAGGAGTTTCAATTTCCCGTAGAGGGTGGACTTGGAGAGGCCGAATTGCGCCATGACAGCGGCGGGCTTTTCGCCGGCGTCGAGGAGGTTGCGCAGGGCGCGGGCGGACTCGAGCGGAGTGAGATCCTTGCGCTGAAGATTTTCGGCGGCCTGGATGCGCTTTGCCTCGCGGTCGTCGACGTCACGGATGACGCCGCGCAGCGCGGGGATCTTGTAGAGGTGGGCGGCGCGGAGGCGGCATTCGCCGGCGATCAATTCGTAGCGGCCGGGCGTCCTGGGCGATGGGCGGACGATGACGGGATTGTCGTTGCCGTGGGTCTGGATGGATTTCCCGAGGCTGGCGATGTAGTCGGCGGGGAAGTCCTCGCGGTGGTTGAACGGGGAGGGATCGATGAGGGAGACGTCGAGGTGGTGGATCGGTTCGGCTTGCGGCGGCGGGGTTTCGGCGCTGGCCGGGGCGATCGCGTAGCGGGCCTCGCCGACCTTCTGGATCTCGGGGAGCTTCTTGCCGATTTTGGAAAACCAAACGAGAAGTCCCGAGGTCGGAGTGCTGAGCTTTTGGGACAGCTCGATGATGGACATTCCCTCCGGACCTGCGGTGCGGAGGAGGGCGAGGATCTGCTGCTGCAGGGACTCTTCCTGCTTGTTGTTCTTTTTCATGGTGGGGCGGCGTTGGGTGGTGGGCGGCGCCGGATGCCGGCGCCACCCGGGGTTGAGAATCAGGCGACGGCGGGTTCGGGCTCAGGATCCGGAAGGGCGGCGAACATGGAGCCGTCGGCCTCGAGCTGCAGGGCGGCGAGCCGCTTGACGGCGTCGGCTTCGCCGGCAGCGACGAACTCGATGCCGGTGAAGATGAGTGGCACCATGCCGGCGGGCGGGGTGGGCTTTGGCGGGGCGGGAGGCTCGATGTCGAAGAGCTCGGCATCCTCGGCGCGGGCGACGATGCTGCAGCCGAAACCGTCTTCGTAGGCCGTGCTGAGCTGAAACTGGATGTCGGTGGCGACGACGCGTTTGCATGCGACGGCTTCCTCGGGCGTCTGCTCTGCGTCGCGGACGAGCCATTTGTATTCGCTCGAGCGGTCGCGGTAGTTGCGGCTGATGATCTTTGGCATGGTGGTGTGTGTGTGTTGGTGGTTTTGGATTTCCCCGCCGTTGTGGCG